AATACCCGTTGGGTGGGCAATCTGTATTGTAAGAGCCGCCGGATGCACGTCAGACACACCAATTTGACCGAACTGGTCTAAAATTAACAGGGGGCGGGCAACCGTCCCCTTAACCCTTTAACTGTCCCGGCGTAGTTTGAGGCCGGGAGAAAGGACAAACATCATGAGTGAAAGAATTTTAACAGTAGGCGGAAGAAGGGCGTCGCGTCCCATATCCGATTTTTTGATGGTCAATGATTATCAGGGACCAAAAGCGGGTCAATATTATGTTGATCTGAATGTCGCGGCGACGGGAAGCGGCTCGCCTGATCATCCCTTTGCTACCCTTGCAGAGGCAATCACGGCCAGCAACGCCAGCATCGGGCTTGCGGCTAATCGCTGGTGGGCGCGTCGGAATCAGATTTTTGTCTGCGGCGACGGCATCACGGAGAGCTTAACCGTACTGCCGGAGAAGTGCGATATCATCGGCTGCGGTTCGGACCTTGTGCCTTTTCCGCGAATCATTGGCGCACATACGATTGCGGTGGCGAAAGTCGGCTGCCGTTTTATCAACATGGGATTCCAGGCGACCGGAACGGGCGACCTTTTTGTTATCCCCGCAGGATGTCATGGATTCCAGATGCTCGGCGGCATGATACAGGCTTCAGTGGCCGGCAACACCAAAGCCCTGGAGATCACTGACTCCGCCCTGGTCGTAATTCAGGGAGTGGAGATCCACCAGAACCCGGGCGCGTATGCAACCGGCATTTTTGCAGTCGGGATTGCCATTGAAGGAACTGCCTCAAACCACCAAACCCTGATTGATAAGTGCTTCATTGAAGCCACTGAAGGGATTGACGTTGTGGCAAGTGCGCCCGCGTATGGAAGCCGGATCACTAACAACATCATTAAAGCGACGGTTTTGACAATCGATGAAAATTCGGACGTGGTAATCGTGTCCGGAAATGAACTGTTCACGGCGGCCAACGGTAACACCAACTGCGAAGGCGCCATTGACGCCAATCCGTTACTGGCCTCCAACAACAGGATCACAAGCGCGAATACGGCGAACTGCCCGTACCCGTGTCCGGATTATTGATATTACGCAGTAAACCGTCAATAACCTGAGTATTACGTAACAAAAATAAACTTTTAAGGAGATTTTCAATGAAAACTTTAATCTTTTCAGCAGCAATCGCAGACGCGGGCAATGCTTTTTACATTCCCGTACCGTGCAGAGGCAATGTTAAATCTGTGCGCGTGGCCTGTGACGTGAATATGGTTGCTACCGGCACGGTTATTCTCAGCCGGGGAGCGACCGCCGTAAATACAATTACCGTGCCCACGGGCGATAAGGCGGCAGGCACCGTTCTTGATGGTGTTCCTGATACCACAAATAAAGCCCTGATATTCGATCCAAATGATGATACCGCAGCCAACAAGGTAATTAAGGTTACTGCGGATGCCACTATTCTTGCCTCTGCTGGCAATATGGTGTTCACGATTGAATATGACGATTCGGCTTATGTCGCGCTGGCTTCTCTGGAAGCGTAAATTTTAAACCTTAGCTAGAAGCTCCCTCTTTCGGGAGGGGGCTTTTGTGAAGGGGTTAAGGAAATGTGAATCACGCAGTGATTCCAAAACGAACTATCCCAGGAGCGCAAGCGACGTGTGGATGGTAAGGTCAATTTGAGAACCGGGAGGCCAGACATGGTAGAAGTGAACGCAACGGTGACAAAAAAAATAGAATCAATCACAGTTAAAACAACGACGGAGATTGCCTGGACGAACTCCGACGGGTCGGAAGCGAAATCCACCACGCCAGCCGATGTCGTTTTGACACCGGACAATTTAACCGCTGAGACATTAGCCGAAATCGAAGGGAAAGTATTTTAATGCCTGTAACGATTGACAAATTTGAATATGCAGATGATTCTGAGATACGCCAAGCTTGGATATCCAATTTCGGTGTAGATACTGCAACTGGAGGAACGGCGACAGCTAGCCTTGAGACAAAACCAGCAGCTGATGCGTTTGACGATAATGCTGCAACATTCTGGCAGAAGAACGGAGGGGCTACTGGTTGGATTAAGTATGATTTTGGCGAGGGGAATAGTGTCGCTCTTGATGGATATTCATTCTTCCGTAATATTAATCCAGGTTATTCTGTAAAGAATTTTACCCTTGAGGGTTCAAATGACAATATCAATTGGACAGTTTTAGATACACAGACCAATTATTATCCAGTGTTAGGAGTGACTCGTTATTTTTGGTTTGCTCGATCATCTGCATATAGATATTATAGAATAAATATTACTGCTGTCAATAACGTAAATACTTTAATCTACGAGATGGAATTATTGCAGATGCTTTTATCCATAGCGAGAGAAACTACTATTATTAAAGAAGGTAGTTCTTCGGCGAAAATCGTTGCTCCACAAACAACATCATTAAATAAGGCGCTAACCAGAACTGTTACCCCGACAATCAATCTGACAGACCAAGACAATCTTAAAATATGGGTAAGAGCTTCACGAACAGGAACGAATTTCAAGCTTGGCCTTCATGATTCTGGCGGAACGACAACGGAAAGCAATATAGCAATCTCATCAGCCGATACATGGGAAGAAAAGACGATTGACATAAGTGCCGTTACAAACGCCAATAAGGATGCGATTGATTCGTTGATATTAACAATAACCAATGCGGATGCTGAGAACACAATTTATCTTGATGCTTGGTATGGGTATTCGGAAGATGAGGGAACCGGCGGCGGCGGCGGTTGTTTGGTCGGTTCAAGTGCTTTGGTCGGTGGGCATATTTTAGTTGGTCACGGAAGTTTAATTAATTAAGAGGTCATTATGCAATATTTAGGCGATTATCCTGAAGATTACGCAACACTGAATTTTAAGTTTTCCACTCACAAGGCAGACGGAACGCCGATTACCTTAGCGGGATCACCTGCCGTAAAAGTGTATAAGGCTAATGCCACTGATTCCGAAACGACCACTGGCGTTACGCTTACTGTAGGTTTTGATTCAGTGACAGGACTTCATAACGTCCTTATAGATTTAAGCGCAGACGCTTTCTATGCAGTCGGGAATGATTATTCAGTCGTTATAACAGCGGGAACGGTGGACTCCATAAGTGTTGTGGGTACTGTTCTGGCGCATTTTTCGATTGAGAACAGAAATATCAAAGCTGACCTTGTTTCAATCCTCGGAACGGCCTTAACCGAAACAGCGGGTTATCTGGCGGCGGCGTTTAAGAAATTCTTTAACATTGAAACACCTGTTGGAACGATCAATAAAATTCCCGCTACCCTTGCGGCGGCGGATGTGTCGGGTAATGTGCCGGTGGACGTTTCGGCAATTCAGACCGGCCTGGCAACGGCAACAAATGTGTCGGACGCTAAAGATGAAATTATTGCGGCAATTGATGAAATACCTGGAGGTTCTGCTCCGACAGTTGAACAGATAAGAGCGGAAATGGATACTAATTCAATCAAACTGGCGGCCATTCTTGAAGATACCGGAACAACTCTTCCCGCGCTGATAAACGCCGATTCCGGCGCGGGAGCGATATCCTATCCTTACACGCTGACCGATGCGGACGATCATAATCCAATAGACGGCGCTCTGGTATGGGTGACAACCGACGCAGCAGGCGCGAATAGGGTTGCGTCCGGGTACACAAACAGCATGGGAATTGTAACCTTTATGCTCGATGCCGGAACTCATTATTTCTGGCGCAAACGGGCGGGATATAATTTCGTTAATCCCGATATTGAAATAGTGGAGGCTTAATATGTCTGGAACAGGGACAGGAACTAAAGTCATTGTGACCGTTGATGGGGCGGCGCCTTTATCAACGCTTCTTTCTGAAATCAGAAGCGTTATTCAGGATGATTATTACGATGAAACAAAGATGATCGACAAAATTAATGCGTGTGTAAACTCGATTGCGGGCGGATTCCTGATGCCGGACCGAAGCATTTCCCCTCCGCTCCCTGATTTAATCGCCTATAATACGGTCACGACGTCTTTAACCTTGCCGTATGTATCTCTTCCGTCTGATTATCAGCGCAATGTCTTTAATGTTTGCGACAGTCAGGGCTTGCAGATCGCGCCTCCGGAAGGCGGGGATTATTCCGCCTATAATCTCTTCGTGAAGCAAAGCTTTGATATGCGGCTTACAGAATCAGGATCGGTTTATCGTGTCGCTGTCAAGGGGGGCAGGCTCTATTATCAGGGCATTCCTGCGGCAGCCGAGACGATAGGCATTCATTATTACCGGAAGCCGACCAATATGGTCAATGATACCGACACGCCCGACGGGATTCCCGCTCATTTACAGCTGCGTTTGATCAAGCACAAGGTTTGCGCGGATATTTTCGGTGAACAAATCGAGGACGGCCAGGACAATTCCGGAATATCAGTTAAATACCATGCCGGCAAATTCGCTGAGGCCATGCTGGAAATGGTGAATTTCATTGGAGTTGACGAAGGACCGGAGATTTACGGTTCTGATAATTATTAAGAGGGGCGAATGGCTGAGATTAATACACAGGGTTTTTCCGGCGCGAATAATGTTGCGAACAGGGTATTTTCCAAAGAGGGAATCCTTGAGCCGCGTGTTATTCTAAACGCCGATGTGACCGCAGACGGGGCGCTTATTCAGCGCAAGGGAAAGAGTTTGTTTCTTGCTCTGCCGGGCGCTCATAGTCTTTGGAGTGGCGATCAGTGTATGCTTGTGGCCGCCAACGGGACGCTTTATCGCATTGTTCAGGGCGCAGCCGTGAGTATTGGAGCTATATCCGGGCCGAAATGCCCGCTTTCCTATGTTGACGCGGAAGATAAGGTTTATATCTCAAATCCGTACTGGCAGGGAGTTTATAATCCATCCACTTCTACCCTCTCGTCTTGGGGCGTGGCCGTACCTCCCGGTCCTATGCTCCTATCGGGTAACGGGAATCTCCCTGCCGGTACTTACCATGTCTGCATGACGAATGTTTCCGGCGGTGAATTGTCCGGCAACGGGCCTATTGTTCCTATAACGCTGACTTCCGAAGGTGGAATTCAGGTTCAAAACCGGCCGTCCGGCGCTCTGGTATG